GAGCCTACAACCACAACCGATAGTGAGGGGGGTTTTATGGTTACCTATGCGGCAGGCAGTACGATTTGGGGTATGTATGTACCGCTCGGGCAAGACCGACAACTATTATCAGCGGAGGTAACTTTCACCGATTCGGCAAGGGTGTATATCCGCTACCCCCTCACTTTCGATAACACGTATAAGATACAGATTAATGGGTTTGATTATACAATCCATTCGATTACGGATATTGAGAATAGAAAGGAATATTACGAAATAACAATATTTAGATAATGGCAGGTTTTGCACTTGACATATCGGGGATAAAGCAGGTAGAAGATGCCATTAAGAAGATTGATGCAAAGGCTACAAAAGGACTATCGGCCGAACTTGACACATCATCCATAAATATACAAAGGATGGCAGCAAGAACCGCCCCCGGTAATTTAGGAAAGTTAAAAGGTAGTTTCAATATTGATATCGGTAATTCATTATTCAAGTCAGTATTCAGTACGGTTGAGTATGCTCCGTATGTGGAGTTTGGTACACGGGGCAAGGCGAGAATACCTGCCGGATACGAGGCATTTGCAGCACAATACAAAGGCAAGGGCGCAAAAGGTGCATGGAAAGCCATTGAGTTTTGGATAAAGCGAAAAGGCATAGACCCAAAACTAACCTTTGTAATATTTCGTTCTATTATGCGTAATGGTATCTCACCGCAACCATTTATGATACCAGCCTATGAGAAAGAAAAGCCCGCCCTACTCAAACGCCTTAAAGCACTATTCTCATGATAATGAAAAACCCCGCCATAGAGATAAAGAAGTGGTTAGTTACCCGCCTACAGGCATACGCTTACATTGATGTGTACGATGGCATGACCCCAACGGATGCGGATGGGGAGTATATTGTTATCAGTTCGCGAACTGCTAATCAGGGCGAAGGGAAAGACTGCTTCCAATTTGAGGTATCGGCTAACGTGGATATAGTAACTAAGGGCAGCAATTTCGGATTCAAAAGGGCAGAGCAAATAGCAGAGTTGGTAGTGGGCGGTATCAATTCAGACACGGTGGTAACCTTACCTGTAGGTTGGGATTGTAAAAACGTGGTATGTGAATCAATCAACAACTTAGAGGACTTAGACCCCTTTGAGAATACTTTTCGTGTAATAATTCGTTATACCTTTGTAATCACTCAAACAATATAAAATGGCATACACTTTCGTAAACGGCAGAGATATAATTCTGCAAATTGACTGGGATAATAACGCTACGTTTCTCCCTGTTGCGTGTTTAACTTCTGTATCAATGGATGTAAAAAGAGATGCCATTGATGCTGATTCTAAATGTGGCGACCAACAATTGCCTGGTGATAGCGTTATGCAAACCATTTCGGTTAGCGGTAATGCGATTGACCAAACGGGTACAATTGATAAAGAAAGCTACGAGCGCTTGTATTCTTTGGTAGGTAGCAAGGCAGTAGTTGCTGCTAAGTTCGGCCCTGCATCACCTGTATCCGGCGACATCGTTTACACAGGTAATATATTCGTTACCTCTATCAAACTTGATGCAAAGGATAAAGACTTGATGAAGTTTGATGCAGAATTTGGTGTACAAAGTGCGCCAATGACACAAACTAAAACATACTAATTTATGACACCATACGAATTACAAACTTCGGGGGGTGTTGTAAAATTGGAATGGGGTACTTGGGCGATGCACCGCTACTGCGAACTGAACGGGGATATTCCTATCAGTAAGTTGTTAAGCCTGTATAACGGTGAGGTATTTTCCTTCAAGCATATTATAACAATGGTGCAGGCGGCAAGTGAGAGCGCAGGGCAAGTGATAGATGATAGGACTGCTGCAAGGTACATAGATGAAGCGGGTGGGGCGAATGGTAAGGCGGTGAATGAGTTTATACACTACACTATTAAGTGCATGACTCCGGATGTGCCAACGGATGAAAAGCCTGTGGAAGAAAAAAAAAGTTAAGGGAAAAGACTTGGGATGAGATACTTGTTCTCGCCATTGAAGCCGGAATGACCATCGAAGGTTTTTGGAGGGCTACATGGCGAGAATTTTTGCTTTATAGGAAAGGTTACGAAGCGAAGCAGTTAGCTGAATGGCAACGTACAAGAATGATAGCGTATATCATTTATTGCACTAACACCGAATCCGGCAAGCGAAAAGATATAGGAGAGTTCTTACCTTTGTCAACGGATGAGCAACCGGATCGGGGCGAGAGATTAACGCAGGAACAATTTATAGAGAACATGAAGAAACTTAGTCAAGCAATATAAGATGGCAGAAGAGAAACTCCGGATAACAATCACCGCCGATAACAAGGATGCGCTTGCAAAGTTTAATCAGACTATTGCAGGGTTGGATGGCATTAGTTCGGCAAGCGGTAAGGCGGGTGGGGCAACTGCTAAACTCGGTACCAACTTCACAGGACTATCACGGGTTATTCAGGATTTGCCTTATGGATTTAATGGTATTGCGAATAACCTTACTCAATTACTTCCGGCTGCGGGTGCGGCAGGGTTAGCGTTTAGCGGTATTGTAACTGCGTTAACATTTGCACAGATTGGATTCGGGGCATGGACAAGAGGGATAAAATTAGCATCAGATGCCACTACGTTTTACAATAAAGTTAATGAATCTTTTATTGAAAATGTAGCAAAGGAAAGGGCAGAACTTGACACTTTATACATTACTGCAACGAATGCAAATGTGCCAATGAAGGCAAGGAATGCAGCAGTAGAACAGATGCAAAGTAAATACGGCAGCTATTTAAGCAATATGGATGCCGAGGCTATCAAAGCCGGATTAGCAGCAGATAATTATTTGAAAATAGTAAGTGCATTGAATAAGAAAGCAATGGCACAAGCAGGTGAGGAAGTAAAGATTGAAAAGTATAAGGAGTTATTTAAGATACAGGAGAAAATTAATGCGTTAAATCAAGAATATGGCATAGGTGTAAAAAAGGTAGTAGAGGACACTTCTGAAGGATACGCTAAAATAAATACATCAGCCGGAGGGGTTGCCGAAAGTACACAGGAAACCGCAGACAAAGCAGAAGGAGCAGCCGCAAAAGTAGCCGATTACCAAAAGGCTTTATCTAAATTAGGACTTGAAGCAAGAAACGTACAATCATCTATTGATGATTTGAATAACTTAATACAAGATAATACGACTGACCCATTAAAACCTCCACCCGAAGCAAAAGGGGGTGGTATCGGTAAAATAGATGGAAACTTTGAGAACTACATGAACAACATGAAGGCATTGCTACCTATATTGGATAGGTTTAATGCAAGCGATGCTTTTCAAACTTTATTTTTAGGCAAGGCAAAACCAATCCCACTTGCCCCGCAACGTAACACAGGCTCACAGGATTTACAAAACTTACAATTACAAGTAACTGCGAATAATACGCTTAACAATGCGCTTGCTATAAGGAACTCGGAACAAATGCAGTACGAAGAGCAATTAAGAGAATCAAAAGCGGCTGCACTTACAAATACCTTAATGAATAGCGTAACCGGGTTATTTACTGCTATGCAAAACGGGGCAGGTTTAGGTGAGGCTTTAGGTAATATGTTTAAGCAAGTTGCTATTGATATTGCAAAGGCAGCAGTTCAAGCAGCAATCTTCCAGGGTATTTTGATGGCGTTCGGGGGCGGTGGAGGATTATCGTTCGGGCAAGGATTCTTAGGTGGATTTAAGAAACTTCTCGGCTTCTCACAAGGCGGCACCGTATCCGGCCCACAATCCGGTTACCCTGTAATGCTACACGGCACAGAGCATATTGTACGTCCCGACCAGATGAAATCAATTATTGCAAGCGCATCGCAGATGGGGGGGAGTAATAGTAGCAGGGTAATGGTAGAGGGTATAATTAGGGGTAACGATATATTCCTTTCACAACAAAGAACGGGTACATTCCGCTCACTTACAACGTAATAACATGCCTTGTAAAAAAGTAGTAATTGACATTATAGCCGGAGACCTTGCAGATGCGGATGATGGATTCGTTTATATCAGTTTCGTTGATTGCTCCGGTAACGATGTTGTGGTGGGATACAATACCGCAAAATTAGATTTTGATACAGGGTATTGCATGGATATTGACCGTGATTACACGGCTGAAATATACGTAGGTGGCATACCTACTGCGCCGCCTTACAATAGCCGGGTTACGGAGGGCGATACCTGTACCGAATCCAATCCGGTAGAAATACCCCCGGCAGTAGTACCACCTGCATACGGAAAGAAATACACCCTATCAGCAGTAGGCAAATCTGGGCATACGTTTACGGCTGAAATATATGAGAAACTATACACAGGGGCAACATATCCAATTAACACTTCATTAAACCCGTTTGTATTAGATTGCCTTGCCTCTAACGATGACCCATTCCAACCAATACTACCAACTACATTCACAATACGGGCAGACTTCACAAATTTTACAGGGCCGTTCCCTGACTTCTTATCTACGGATGATAGAAAATACTTTGTTAAATTTTATGCAAGTGGTACAACCTATTTGTTGTGGAATGGCTTTATATTAATGGATACTATTTCGCTGCCATTCACAACAGGGAGTACAATCATTGATATTATTTGTGTAGATGCAATCGGGCAATTAAAATCGGTTACCTACCTACCCGGTGTACCGCTTCTGACAAGTACAGAAAGTATTGTTAAAACAATAAACAATTGCCTTGCCTATTTATTATATCCGGGCGGCTACAAAGTAAACTTTGCCGTTAATTACTACACATCGCAGCTATCAGATGCAACAAGCGCACTTCGGCAGATATACGTTACTCAATGTAACTGGCAAACAGGGTCGGAGGCTTATCTAACCTGTTATGATATTATAGAAATCATTTGTACGGCATTTGGGGCGCAAATATATCAGTCGGGCGGTGAGTGGTGGATAACCTCCGTTAATGAAAGAGCAAGTAATACGATACGCGTATTCCAAACGGATCAAGATACTTCGGCCGATGTTGCCTATACAAAAACATTGAACTACACAATTCAGCCATACCAAAGTGATACGCTGACTCCGTTCTATTTTGTAAACAATTCACAAACGAAAATACTATCAAAGGGATTTCCGATAGTAGAGGTTAGCGGGGATATTGATTACAATTATAACAAACTTATTAACGGAGATTTTAGTAAGCTAAGTAACATTGCAGGTAACGCCCCGAATGGTACACCGGATAACTGGACTACAACAATCGGTACAAGTGGTTCGGTAAACATTCAAACAACTAATGGAGTTAGCGGATTGTTTTTAGATGGAGGCACTACAAATACGGTGCTTGTATCTACTCCGGTACTGATAGATGAATACGATAAAGTTAGTTTGTCATTTGATGGGTATGGCGGAACGGGAGGTGCTACATTTTTGCACATAGAAATAAAGATTGATGTAGGGGGTGGCAACTTTTACAAGTACACGAAAGCAGCAGGGGCAGACCCTGAATGGTTATACAATCCATCCACATCAGCAGGGGCGTATAGGTACGAAGTGGGAGATATTGTTAACCCGCAAAGAATAAGTATTGATTCAAGCGGTGCGCCTGCATCGGGAACATTAGAGATTACTTTTAGAGTAGGTACACAAATAGGCGGGGCGCATACAGAGGGATTCTTTGGCAATGCACGGTTAACTTATACATCGCAGTATTCTAAATACACTTTCCAAAATGTTAACACAAGTTCACCTTATAAAAAAGAGGTAAATGTTAAATTAGGAAATTATACCGTAATATCAAGTATTGTTTCACGTACTCAATCTCAATCGTTACTAACTACATCTAATAACGGGTTACTTAACTGGACTCGTTACGGGGATAGTAGTGTTACTTATAGCACACTTGCGATTCTTTTGTTATCGCAGTATTACAACATATTCAGTAAGCCCCGTGTTAATATGTCTTTTACGCAGTACAATGTTTACAATCAGGCGGGGGATTATTTTATCGGGTTAGTTAATAACTTTGCAATTACAGACCCATCGGGAACAATATCAATAAACGCATTCAAGTATATTTTGGGTGCATGTACCATTGATTACGTTAACAATACAATAAGTGGTACTGCGTTACAAATTGCAAACACAAATTTAACTTTTAGTACAAAGCAAACTTTAACACCTAACAGATGACACCCGTAACCGGCCAAAAGCTAAACATATACCGCTACAACTCAATAGCAATGACTGACACGTTAATTGCGTGTGCAAGGAATTGCACATTCAGCGTGAATGTGAATGAGATGGAAACCACAGGAATAGCCTCCGCATGGTTCAAAGAATCCCGCCCGGATGTCGCTTCGTGGTCAATCTCCTGCGATGGGTTGGTGGTATTGGATGATTATTCGTACCTGTTTATGCTTAATAGCCAACTTGCTAGGGAGATAGTATCGTTTAAGTTCGTGATTGATAATGGTACTGCCGGAGGTTTGGTTATCGTATCGGGCTTAGTATGGCTGCAATCAATCTCATTACAGGGCAATAACAAGGATGTAAGTACCTATCAGGTAAATTATCAAGGTACTGGGGCGTATTCCTTAGCAGGCACAACCATAACGCCCACAGGGGTGGTTATTAGCGGAACTACTACACAGGTATTACAATACACTGCCGGGGGCGGGGAAACTTCTATCGTTATACCGGGTGGGGCGGGAAAGACTATGCTCTATGGTAGCCGTGGCGGTACATCGTTTGAAACTATTGTTTATTCGGGTACACCGGGTACGGGGGCAAAGTGGACTATTGGAAGTGGTACGCTCGAAGTAGATGCCGGAGTGCCATTCTTTACAGGTGAGAAAATTATTATTTTAGTTCAATAAACCTATACTATGTTACAAAGATTGTTGATAATTACCCTTACTTTATGTTCGCTATCTGCATCCGCACAATGGCAACAAACAGGTAGCAAAGTGCGTTACGTTAATGGGTTGGGTATTCCTACTAAGGATACCGCCGCCGGGGTGAGTGCTGATAGTTCGCAAATACTGATAAGGCCGGCTGATTCATCTCTGTATATTAAGTACAAGCGGACTTGGGTAAAGGTTGGTAGCGGTGGCGGTGGTGTTGGCGGTAGTGGTACTATTAACAGAGTGCCCAAGTTCACGGCAGGTACTACTATTGGTAATTCATCCATTGTGGATTCGGCTTCTGCGGTGGCTATGACTATTAATCCATCGGGTAATGTGGGGATTGGAACTACTGCACCTACTAATGGAAACCTGCAACTTTATTCTGCATCAGGAACTAATCAAATTATACAAGATGCAGGAACTTTACTACGTTTTGTAGCGCAAGGCGGTATAAATTATATACTTTCAGGAACGGATTTAACATCAGGTAGTTCTGCACCTTTGGTTTTTGGAAATATAGGAGTAGCAAGTGAATGGATGCGGATAACATCAGCAGGAAATGTAGGTATAGGTTACACCGCACCTGCTACAAGATTAGCCGTTAATGGCACAACCCTAATCAATACCAACACAGATAACGGAGTTGATAAATTGCAGGTGAGTGGAAGTGCAATAGCATCTACTTTGAAGGTTAATACATCAGGGCAAACGTTAAATATATCTACGTTTTATAATTCTGGGTTAGGTAATAACTTATGGATAAATAATACTGCACCAGCAACCGTTTCGGGTGAACAAAATATTGGTATTGGTGTAGATGCAATGATTTCTAATACTTCCGGTTATTATAATACTGGGATTGGAGGTAGAGCATTACAAAGAAACACATCCGGATTTAGTAACGTAGCACTTGGGTTTTCTGCATTAGAATATCAAACCACAGGGCAAAGAAATGTCGGGATTGGAACTAATGCATTAAATTCTGTTGTTTCAGGAACTGATAATTTTGGAATTGGTGCATTTGCTTTACAATTTACAACAGGAAGTAAAAATGTGGGTATAGGTAGTCAGGTATTATATGAAAACACGACAGGTTCATCTAATATTGCTTTTGGTTTAGATGCAGGAAGAAGGATAAGCGGAGGTAGTGCCAATCAAACATCAAATCAATCTATATTTATAGGTGAAGATACAAGAGCAAGTGCGGCAGGTAACACAAATGAAATGGTATTCGGTCATACCGCAATAGGGCAAGGCAGCAACACCGTAACACTAGGAAATTCATCTATCACAAAGACATTCCTACGTGGTAACACAATGGTAAATACCACTACTGACAACGGAGTGGATGAGTTACAGGTACAAGGTTCAATATCCGGTATCGGATTCAAACAGGCCTACGTTACCAAAACAGGCGCATACACCGCTACTAATGATGATTATGTAATTGATTGCACTTCCGGTACTTTCACCGTTACGCTTCCTGCATCATCGGGTAGAACGGGTAGAATACTAATCATAAAGAATAGCGGAGCAGGCACTATAACCGTTGATGGTAACGCATCTGAAACCATTGATGGTGCTGCTACCTATTCACTTGCAGTACAATACGCCACAGTACAAATTATCTCGGATGGTACCAACTGGAAAATTATCTCTAAATTCTAATACCTTTGTAATATGATAACTGCAATCGCCCTTTCAATCGCACTAACTACAACCGCACCCGTGCAAGTGCAAACGCAAACGGATACTATTCCACACTCAATACAAATCAAAGATGTTGAGTCAAACAAGTTTACAAAAGATACCACTTCGCAAATAACCTGGAGTATATTCGGACTCACAGGAGATAGTGGTGCCGGATGTACGGCATACGTAGTAGCCTATGACAAAAAAGGCCGTAAAGTAATGGATGCAAACATACCAATTCCGCCTTCTATTTTAGAACAATGGGGTAACTATGCAAAACTTATAGATAATTATATCATCTCATTGTATAAAGTTCAAAAAAAGAAATAATGGAGCAGCACGTAGATAGCACATCGGTAAAGGGGTTACTATTGACAATGGGTTTATGGATGTTAGCACACGTTACCGCCTCGCAGGTGGCTACCTACTGCACTATACTATCGGCTATTGTTACTATAATCGTTAATATACAAAAATTCAAAAATGGCAAAGACAAGCATAGGACTGACTAACGTAAACTCACCCGCTCCGAAATGGTATCGCAAATCAAAGAGAATTATCGGGTTGCTATCCGGCCCTACCGTGTTGGCAGTATTTCAGATATTTAAACTAACTGACCACCAAATGGCAAGCGTGGCAACGGTAATAGCTTTCCTTCCTACATTATTAGAGGTATTTTCCGCAATACTTGCAAACGGTGAACAATATGCAGCTATCGATGAAAAGTCCGAATAATTCGGACAGTTGGGTAAAGTGGTGGTTACTTGCAATGGCTTTGCTATTCGTGCTGATTATGACATCATGCAATAGTGTAAAGAAATCGCAAACCACTACACAAGAACAAACGCTCACTATCTATGTACGTGATACGGTACACGTTAAAGTGATAGACACATCTCGCATCGTAACCGAATTACAGGAATTTAATACAAAGACTATTGAGTTATACGATACCGTGTATAAAGATGTGCCTGTACTTCGCCAACGGATAATATACGAGAACGTAAAGCAGCAACGCACCGAATCACAGGCAGGTATCACAAAGGATAGTGTATCGGGCAGCGTGAGTAATACGCAGGCACTTAGCAAGGTAGAATCAACAAGCAGTAAGAAATCAAACAGAATACCATTTATCGGAATTATAATCGGAGGCATTGTAATAATTATAATCTATGGCATACGTAAAACCTATAGTAAGCCTTAACGAGTATAAGGCGATGTTTGATTCGATGCAAGTCGATGAAGATAAAGCAGCCGAAATAGCTAAAGCCGTTGCACTAATCAACAAGGGTAAGCAGCGTTATTTATCCGTTACTGCTAAACTGAATCTCAAATGCCCGTGGTATGCACTGGGGATAGTTCACTACTTAGAAGGCAGTTGCAATTTCTCAAAGCACATTCACAATGGCGATCCGTTAACCGCTCGCACCTGGCAAGTACCTGCAGGCCGGCCATTACTACCGCCACAATTCGGTAAGTCCTACACTTGGGAGGAAAGCGCTGAAGATTGGTTTCGCTTAAAGAATTGGCACAAATGGCAAGATTGGGGGGTGCAAGATATGTTGTATAGATTTGAGGCGAATAACGGATTCGGGTATCGCAAGCGGTCGGTTGCTACGCCTTACCTATGGAGTTATAGCGACCATTACGACAAAGGCAAGTTTGTAGCGGATGGCAAATACAATCCCGATGCCGTGAGTAAGCAAGTCGGGGCGGCAATTTTGCTTAAGGAATTGATGTAATTTTACACTACAATTATAAATCATGGCAGTATTTAACAAATTCGATTCGTTTGTGGAAGCGGTAGCGGAGAAGGTGCATAACCTCGGCTCTGACCAACTAACCATAGCACTCACCAATACTGCCCCGGTGGCAGGTAATAGCCTACTTGCAAATATTACGGAGATTACCTATACCAACCTTTCGACACGTAACCTTACCACTACCGCATCTTCGCAGACCGCAGGGCTTTATAAATTAGTGGTATCGGACACCACCCTCACATCCACAGGCGGTAGCACAGGCCCATTCCGGTACGTGGTAGTGTACAACTCTACGGCAGCAGGTGGGCCGCTTATTGGGTTTTTTGATTATGGTAGTAGCATTACCCTGCTTTCCGGTGAATCTTTAACGGTTGATTTTGACCAAGTTAATGGACTCTTAACTATTCAATAATGGCAGATAACGTAGGATATACACCGGGGAGCGGTGCAACAATCGCAGCAGATGATATAGGGGGTATCCTGTTTCAAAGGGTGAAGCCTACATGGGGTTCAGATGGAGTTGCTAACGATGTAAACGTAACTACCCCTCTACCTGTAACTGGCGCACAAGAATTAATGGAAGCTATTGAAGCGATGCGGATGGCTATACACACACTAACACGTACTATCGGACTTGCACAGGTTAACCCGCTCACAGGGCGTATGTTGGTTGACCCATCGGGGGTTACTTCGCCTGTATCCGGTACGGTATCTGCCAACCAATCAGGTACCTGGAACATTACCAACCTTGCCACAATTGGCGGTGTGGCTGCTAACTCACAGGTGCAATCCTTTGAGAGAATGACTGCCGATAATTTAAGAAGAAATATAAACGTAACATAATGGCTACTACAAACGGAAATAGACAGATACTTGATTTAAAAAGATGGGAGCAAGTAACCCCGGCACCTGTAGCATCAGCAGCAGGTGCAATGATTGCATCTTCCCGGCATTTTAAGCAAAATCAGTTGTACGTGCAGGGTACTGCAACTGCATACTTATACAACCCGAATGATGATGGATGGGTGCAACTTCCTTCGCCTGCGCTTGCAGGTACTTTGGCAGCAGGGGCGGCAGGTACCGCCGGGGCATGGAGTACAGGTACAACGATTGCCGCATCGCTGACCGCAACGGCAGGTACTACCTCTACAATTACAACGAACCAAACTATAGCCCGTTCACTTGCGGGGTATTCAATACATATCTTATCCGGCCCTAACGCCGGGGTTACGCTGCAAATCGTTTCAAATACTATCGGAACTAACGCAGTTATAACCGTAGCTACGCAGGCATCGGCATTTTCTGCATCTACGGTATATCGTTTGTGTACGCCTGTATGGTATGTACTGGGTTCGGGTACTTTGGCATCAGGTTCATTCCGTAAGTATGACTATGCCACCAACACATGGACTACCCTATCTCAAACCGGATTAGCTGCAACTATTGCAACGGATGGCAAACTAATAGCAACGCCTTCATGGTATGACCAAGACTATGTGGCACTTGCATCCGGTACGGCAACATCAGCAACCGCTACAACGCTTGTAAATAACACAAAGACATGGACTGCCTCACAATGGATTAACTCACAGGTACGCATTGTATCGGGTACAGGGGCAGGGCAACTTCGTACGATTACGGCAAACACGGCCGACACGCTCACCGTTGCAACATGGACTACTACACCGGATGCAACCTCGGTTTATCAGATTAGCGGAAATGATAACTTCCTCTATTACATGGGGAATAACGCAGTTACCTTGTACCGCTATGATATTGGTGCGAACACATGGAGTACCTTATCTCCCACAGCAGCAAGAGCAGCAGCACCCGGAGCAGGGATGAGCGGGCATTGGATATGGGGCGTAACAAATACTGCATGGACTTCAGAATCCGCTATCATTAACGGGCGTAGATTGTATTCGTTCAGAGGTAATGCAGGTGCCGTACTTGATTACTACGATATTGCTGCCAATACTTGGGTATCGGGTGTCACGTATGCACCTGCAACGGAAACATTCACAACGGGTACAAAGTATTCATATTATGGGGATAACATCTACATTCAAAAGGATGCCACAAACAGATGGTTTAAGTACAATATAGCCGGCCAAGCAATGGATGGATGGAACACTATGCCTGTAGTGCAAGGTGCTGCTATCGTTGGCGATACGGCGTTCGATGTTGAATATCAGGATGGGGCAACTATAATCTTGTACGTTTATATGTTGATGAACACATCAACTCTAATGTTCAGACAAATGGTAATTCAATAATATGACACAGGCAGAAATAAAAGAAATATTAGGAAGGCAAATCAATCAACTTGAGATGCTGATTTCTGCCGCCAAGCAGAGAGGGGATTTAATGGCAGCCATACAATTAACAACTGAATTAATCGAGGCAAAGGATGCTTTTAACGCTATTACGTAATACCGGGGCGGCAGGCAATACACTTGTAGCTGATAGGGGTGAATACACCCTAACGGGTAACGTAGTAGATTTAAGGCAGGCATACCGCATAGCAGCCGTTGTAGCTGCGTTTACGCTCACAGGCAATGCCGCCACATTTACAATCGGCAAAACACTTGTAGCTGATAAGGGAACGTACACACTTACCGGAAACGATGCAGGCACAACGGCATCACGTAGAATCGCATCTGATAAAGGCACATTCGTACTAACGGCTAATGATGCAACCCTACAACGTGTTAGGGCTATTGCTGCCGAGCGTGGTACATTCGTATTAACTGGAAGGGATGCCGACCTGGTAAAGAGTTCCACTACACCAACGCTCACGGCTGCACGGGGTACGTTTGTGCTGACCGGATCAGATGCCAATTTGTTTATACCTTTGTATCAGTTTAACGCAAACGTAACAATACAATCAGCGCAAACTACACAGGTAAATATTGTTAGTCAGCAGAATAGTACTGTTACTATTGATAACGAACAAAGCACAACGGTAACAATACAGGAATCAAATGAGTATAACGTAACAATAACTTCAACCTTCGAATCATGATATACAACGGTACCAACGTAACTATAAAGCTAACAGAGCAAGGGGTTAATTTACACAACCCTACTTCATCTGACATTTATTATAAGAAGCCAAACGGTGAAACAGGTTCATGGGGTGCAACGATTATAGCTAACCATGAGATAACCTACACCACAACGGTAGGCGATATTGATGTGCCAGGTGTTTGGATATTGCAGGGATTCGTTGTAAAGGCCGGGGTAACTTACAAAACTTCAATCGCTCAAATGATTGTTGAGGCAAGTTTATGACATTATCCGACATAGCACGTTCATACAGAGATAAGTACGGTATGCAAATGCCATCGCTTAAACTTGCACGTATAATGTATGCCGAAAATAAGCTATCATTCAAGCACGTAGAAGCAGCACGAAGTATCCTGCGTAGGATTGAGGGAAAGAATCAGAGTCCGGAAAAAGCAATCAAAACCAAATATTATATGCCGAATGACAGACCGAAGAATCCGTATAAGTTACCTGCTTCAGATGAGGCAGACTTCACACCCTACAAGATTAAAGGACACAAACGCATTTTGATATTATCCGACATCCACGTACCATATCATTCCATCGAAGCGTTAACGGCTGCATTTGATTTCGCAGTTAAGGAGAAACCGGATGCCATACTACTGAACGGAGATACAATAGACTGCCACCGATTGAGTAGGTTTATTAAGGACCCAAAGAAGCGGAACTTTAAGCAGGAACTTGACACGTTTAAGGAACTATTTAACATTATCAAAAGCACCTTCAACTGCAAAATATACTTTAAGGTTGGCAACCATGAGGAGCGTTACGAACACTTCCTGCAAGAGAAAGCGGGGGAGTTGGTAGGGGTAGAAGAGTTTGAGTTTACCAACATACTCAAAGCAAGGGCAGAAGGAATTGAAATCATAGACAATAAACGCCCTATGCAGATTGGGCATTTGTGGGGTATTCACGGGCATGAGTACGTAGGGGGAATATCAGCCCCGGTCAATGCTGCCAGAGGTCTATTCCTGCGATCTAAGGTATCTTGTTTTCAGGGGCATTGTCATGCTACTTCAGAACACACCGAACCGACATTAGCCGGCAAGATGGTAACCACATTCAGTATCGGTTGCCTATCGGAACTGCATCCGGCATACATGCCGCTCAATAAATGGAATCACGGGTTCGCCATTATTGATACGGATGGGGATGAATTTGAGTTCCGGAATAAGAGAATTTATAAAGGTAAAGTGCTATAACATGAAAGTAATCCACCGCAAATTAGGAAAGGAAAAAGCGTATGGATTAGCCCACATTGATTCCAACACTATTGAGATAGATAGCCGACTGAAACCAAAGCATAAACTAGAGATAACCATTCACGAAGCGTTGCACATACTTTATCCGACTGATTCGGAAACTGCCATAGTTCGCAAGTCTAAGCGGTTATGTGCGGTGCTTTGGCAGGAGGGGTATAGGAAGGTGGAGAAGTAGTCAGGACAGGATTCGAACCTGTACGATGCCGATGGTTGGTTCCCGTGTCCTCTCGCTATCACCCCGGCATCTTCGATTTTGGGAACCTGCGTCTACCAATTCCGCCACCTGACTATTTATAGGCCTTCCACCTATCCGGCAATGCTGACTTTTGTTACTGGGTGTCTACTCATGCTATTGGAACCCACGTTTCTTACTTATCCTTATTTCGGTGCTTATTCTCATACTCACCGATACGGTAAGCCATAATAAGCGTTCCGAAAAACATTGCTGCAATAATGTAAATCATAAAATTACGTTAAGGTTTTCAATATGGGTTTTGTACTCGTTATCAAACTTTGAAGTAAGGCTATTATTAACTGACTTCTTAGCGTGGATAACGCTTGTATGATCTCTGCTACCGAATATTGCGCCTACCTCTGATAAGGTAATCTCCGTTTGATTCAGCAAATACCACATAGTTATATGCCGAGCAACTACTATATTTCTCATCCGGCTTTTGGATTGCATATTTTCAAATGGTATGCGGAAATAATTACTGCAAGTTTTGATAATGTTATCTATTTGCAATTTTGAGTTTAACACGATAGGTACATTGACTTTCCCTTTCATACCTGGGAGAGCAAAGTAACTTATCCTTTGTTTTGGCGTGGATGGCAAGTAAAGAGTAATAAAGGGGGATGCGTTTAAGCGTTCTGTTTTGAGTTTTTTGGTTAGCATTGTGCATTGTTTAAAATTGATGTGAATAAAACCCCCCGACACTTCTGCCAGGGGGAAACCAAAACTAACCACGAGATAGTAAATTTACGTATTCTGCGCTAAATGGCAAGGCGAATAACTCCTGCATTAATTCACGGCTTACCAAAATTGCCCCATTGTTGTAAGTTGACCGGATAGACTTATAAGGTATGTGCATTTCGTTAAAATCCAAATCTTCAAGCATACGCTCCTTTGTAGGGTATTCCTCATACCGATTAGCGTTCGGGCTAAAGATTTCATACACCGTGCGAATATCTACTAACTCCGTGCGCTGCATGTAAAATTTAATCGTGTAGATAGGCTCGCCCGAATCATCGTAACATACGAAGGAGTTGCCTTTTCTGTCATACTGTAAGCCCGTACGCTCTGCGTATTGTTGGGCCAATTGCGGGGTTGAAAGTACTACTGTTGTCATGGTTGGTTGGTTTAATATAATGAATGAATAGTTAAAACTCCGGTGTATTTGTTATCCCTCCTAATCCTTACGCATTGCTTCTTTGCATCGTGCAAACTTTGTGCAAGTATAATATCTCGCAGGATGTTGTTGAAGTAGATGAGGTAGGTGTTCATGTGTCAAAGATAGAATTCTATTCCAATACCACCCAAAATTATTTTATACTTTTTTTCAATTCTTTTAGTATCTCTTTGATTTTCAATGATTCATCTTCCGTAATTTGCGACTTACCATTACGAAATTCGTGTAATTTAAGTTTACGGATGCCCGCTTTACGCTCAATTTCTGTAAGGTTTAGCATCTTGTCTTGTAGGATTGTGTGTAGATTCATAATTAAAATATATTTTTACAAACCTACAAAATAATTTTGGTAGTATCAAAACTATTTGCAATCTTTGAGTCCTAAATCAAAAACACATGAATCTAATCAAACACACCGCCACCGAAATAATGAGCATCGGTAAGGCGTTTGCGGAATCGGGAATGTTTCCCGACATCAAGTCCGCAGCACAGGCTATTGTTAAAATTCAAGCAGGTGCCGAGTTGGGCATCGCACCTTTTGCAGCAATGTCCGGCATCCACATTATTAGTGGTAAGCCTACCATTGGAGCAGGCGTTATGGCTGCTATGGTAAAAGCATCCGGTAAGTACAATTACCGAGTAACGGAGCAGACCGATAAAGTATGCTCTATTGATTACTACGAAGGTGCTGAAATGATAGGTACTTCTACTTTTACCATTGAAGATGCAAAGAAAGCAGGTACTAAAAACACCGACAAATTTCCCCGTAATATGCTATTTGCAAGGGCTATGAGTAACGGTGTGAAGTGGTACACCCCAGATGTATTTGCCGGGCCGGTGTACGTACCGGAGGAAATGGAATCAGTGGGGCATATTAATGGCAGCATTTACGATATAGCTGCCGATACTTGGAAAACCAAACGCATCCTAACAGATGAGCAATTCCAAAACGCTATCGTTAAAATTCAAGATGGCGAATGTATCAAAGGATCAACCGTAACCGTTTACGATTGGGTGAAAACTGAATGCCAGCTAACCGAAGCACAACAAAATACCTTTAACCTTTTAAACACCCAAGACAATGGAACTGATTAAATTTAACCACACAACTAAGGAAGAACGCACACAGGTTGTACGTGAAATCTTCCAAGAAGTATTAGAGGGCCGCATTAACCCTATGGAGTTACACATCCGAATGAAGTGCCTAGAAGAGGTTGTAAAGCAACTGACCTCAATGCCTGCGTATAAAGCAATTGTACTGGATGATGCTGAAAAGCATGGCAAGTCATTTCAGTATCACAATGCTAAGGTTGATATTCGGGAGGTTGGGGTGAAGTATGATTATTCGGGTTGTGGTAGTAGCGAATTAGATTGGTTGGTTAATTTGAAATGTGAAACAGAGGAAAAAATTAAAGCACTTGAGTCGTATCACAGAGCATTACCTACATCCGGAATCAAAACGGTTAATCAACACACAGGCGAAGTTGAAACACATTATCCACCTGCGAAAACTTCTACCACATCGGTGGCGGTAACTTTGAAGTAACAACGGCAACCACTTTGGCGTAATCGGGAATAAATACCGACTTGGGATAACGTCCTCATAAAGATGGGGAGATACAGGTTCGAGTCCTGTAGGTGGTTCTTAAAGGCGCTGGCTCCCTATATCCAGTAATTATATGACTTATCTGAAAGAACCAATGGTAAAAGATTACCAAGTTCACACAACAGAAGATTACTTTATGTTCAAGCCTATTGATGGCAACAGGAACAAAAACCTATTGCACATTAACAGGTTAAAAAAATCAATTGCAGAAAATTATTTGTTTACCGTTATTATCGTAAATGAAAAATACGAAATCATTGACGGGCAACATAGATTTCATGTAATTGAGGAACTTAAATTACCTTTAAATTACATTGTATGTAAAGGTTACGGATTAGCTGAGGTTCATATTTTTAACGCTACCACAAAAACGTGGAATGCTGATGATTATTTGGAAGGATATTGTAAATTGGGATACAAAGATTACCTAAAGTATAAGGAGTTTAAAGAAACTTATAACATTGGTCATAATGAATGTATGAATTTACTATCTGGAGGGTTATTTAGTTCAAATATGACTAAAATATTTTACTCTGGTCTTTTTACTATTCAAAGATATGATGATGCTTGTAAGACTATTGAAAAGATATTTTTAGTTGAGCCTTATTATGATGGATATAAAAGAAGGTCATTTATAAATACAATGATTTCATTATTTAAAAATCCAAACTTTGAATTTACAGAATTCTTGCAAAAGTTAAAATGCCAACCAACTGCACTTGTAAATTGCAATGACATAACTCAATACATCTCACTGATTGAGGAAATTTATAATTATCGTAGAAGAGAGAAAGTTAATCTCCGCTACTAAACTCTTAATCACGCTGGCTCTGAATATCCAGTCTTATTATGGCTACATTCTACACAGGCAGCATCTGCCTATCAGACATCCCAAAAGAGAAAATTACCGAGGCAAAGAATGGTAAGAAGTATCTTAACCTTACCCTATGGGTGAACGACACGGCTGACCAGTACGGCAACATTGGAAGTATTCAAGTATCGCAGACTAAGGAGCAACGTGATGCACAGGAAAAGAAGCAGTATATTGGTAACTTTAAGGCACCTACGCAGCCCAATACACATCAAGCAGTTCCAATGCCCCCTTTTGATGATTCAAGTTTGCCATTCTAATTCACCAGGGAGGGGACAAATCAACCCCTCCCTTAATCACAAACCATGACCATCCACCAATACATCGAACGAAAATACTTTCGGCTAAACACAACCGCCACAATCCGCAACGGGGTGCTTTACCATTGGGTTAACGAAAGATGGATGCCGAACAAGGAATTTGAACGGATATACCCTTTGCCGAATAAGGTGGGGAAGCAACTTACTAATCTTGACAAGAATAAAAATTCATTACTATGACCCACGGATCATTATTCTCCGGCATAGGCGGCTTTGACCTGGCTGCTGAATGGATGGGTTGGGAAAACGTATTCCATTGCGAATGGAACGAGTTTGGTAAAAAAGTATTACATCATTATTGGCCACAATCAATTTCATATCATGACATCACTAAAACAGACTTCACTATTCACCGAGGAAAAATTGACATCCTCACAGGAGGATTTCCATGCCAACCATACTCATCAGCCGGAAAGCGAAAAGGAAAGGAAGATGATCGACATCTCTGGCCGCAAATGCTTAGAGCAATTAGAGAAATTCAACCACGTTGGGTTGTGGGCGAAAACGTTCTCGGCCTTGTTAATTGGTCAGGGGGATTGGTATTCCACGAGGTGCAAGCTGACCTGGAAGCTCAGGGGTACGAAGTATGGCCGTATGTACTGCCAGCTGCAGGTGTCGGCTCTTGCCCACACAGAAGGGATAGGGTTTGGTTTGTTGCCTACTGCTCGAGCATCAAACCCAGGAAGCAGACCGAACGGGAAAGGGGGGAAAGTATTGAACGAAGAAGCACAAATAATGGCAGGAGTTCGTCAGAGAGGACAATATCTACTCCCAACACCTCAAGCGATGGATTCAATGCAGAATCCGGCCGGGCAAATAACACCATCGGGCAGAATAATAAGCAATCAAGGACACAACGGAAGCGCACCATTGAAGGACTTAGCAATGAATGGCCTACTGCCCACCCCAACGGCAATGGACTCAACCAACGCAACGGCAACGATGAAGAGCAGCCAGGTGAAGGAGGGGAGTATGCACTCAGTAACGCTGACACGGGCAATGAGTATGGGGATGTTGCCGACACC